TGGTAGGCCCAGTTTTATGGCATAATGCACCACAATACGTGGTTCTTGCTGTGAATAGTCAAAACTACCCCATTTACAGCCATCTTCTGGCACAAATAACTCTCTCATTTTACCACCAATATATCCCTTTGCGGGTATCTGTTGTAGATTAGGATTAGACATACTAAATCTACCGGTAACCGTACCACCCGAATCTGATCTTATCTGATTTATATCTGCATGTATTCTACCATCATGAACGTATTCTAATAATCCATCTATAAAAGTATTGACCGCCTTGTCATACTCTCTTGCCTTTGCAATCATACGAAGACATTTATTGTTGTGTGTTCGTAGATAATCTTTTGGCAGTTGTGGCATCTTAGATTTAGGAGTGACTTTATAATCTTTTATGTGTAGGTGATCTAATAATTTTTTGATTGATGCTGCAGCCCAGATATCAACTTTGATTGTTGTAATACTTTCTATTGCTTTTATTATTTGATCTCTACGTTTCTTGAGATGTCTTCCAAACTGAATAGCTTTTGCGACATCTATTTTAACGCCTTTAAATTTCATGTCAACCAAACATAAAAATAATTTTGTTTCTAATTCAAATATTTGTCTACAAGTTTTTTGCTCTCCGTCCTCTTTAGTGTATAATACTTCGTCAATTTTTTTATCAAATAATTTCCATAACTTGTAAGTTAAGTTTACATCTTGCTTTGCATATTCTTTTACAATAGATGCTGGTAGTTTGTGCATATTAGTCATCGGGTCTTTAACTGTACCACCAGACCATTCTAAAGTTTTTTGTTGTAAATCGTATTTATATTTTTCTTCATTAAGATAATCTTTTGATAGTGAATCTAATGAATATCTAAATCTATTTTCATCAATAACAGATGCTGCTATCATTGTATCAACGATTCTACCCTTAATCATCATGCCTGTTACTGCTCTTATCCAACAGACATCATACATCGCATTGTGAAATACTTTTGTAATATTTTCGTTTTGAAATATTCTTTCGTTAAGAACACTCCAAATCTTTTCATCTCTTTTAAAATCAATAAATATATCAGAATGACGTAATGGAAAATATGCAAGATCATTCTTTGTTGCAACAGCAATACCACATATAAAACCATCGTTACGTATGGCCCCTGATCCTTTTGTTTTAAGATTAGGGTCATAGGTTTCTATATCTATCGCAACTGTATTAACTTCATTAAGATCTAAATCTTCTGGTGTATTACACATTATAATCCCTCTCTAATATCATTTCTAAATAGTGTATCGCTTTCTTAATATCCTCTTCTTTACCTTTCGCAGAATGTCTGCATATGTATTTAATAGCATTTCCCTCCGCAAAAAGCAATTGATTCTCATTTATAAATTCTGCAGGTTGGATCTTAAATTTTTTATAGTGACTCCCACCATGCTGCTTATCTAATGATTTATATCCTGTCCCTTTGAATATACTATTGTCTGTCATTTTATCTCCAAGTATGTTAATTTTTTTTTACTTCCAATTTTACCTTTTACAAAAACATTAAATGCTAAACTTATTCTTGTGTGTTTTCCTTCATGTATTTCAACTTTATGTTTAAGAAAAGAAGGAAACATAATTAAGTTACCTGTTGATACAGGTATTGTCCATGTTTCAGAATTAAAACGATGCAACTCTTTAAAGTTTGCAAATTTAATTTGACTTTTTTCATCTTTTAAAAATGTAATTGAATCTACATTTTCAAAACAATTTACATAGTAAACACCAGAAATTAAAGAATTACTGTGAAGATGCTCGTGATGTTTTTGATTTGGCTCTGTCCAATTTAACCATGATGATACTATGTAAGGTTTTACTTTATCTGTGGTTGCTATGACATTATCAAAATACTCTTGTACTTTAACCATAATTTCATCATGTAAATTTTGCATAGATGAGTGTCTTAAAACATCACTATTGTCAGAATATTTATTTTGAAAATTAAAAAGTGAAATTTTTTTTTCTTCATTGATATAATTTAATTCATCCTCAGTTAACTTTCTTTTTATTTTTGAAATGTAAAGAGGTGTTGGAAAAATAGGTTGTATAAAAGTTTCTGTGTCTGTCATTTATGTTATCAGGTGAAGATAAATCCAAAAAGAAGTGAACATTGTCATTGTTAATAAATCCATTTCTGCTATCACCTTTCTCCTAACCTCCTTCTAAATTTATCTTGAGTTGATATGGTCCAACAATCATATTTACCACGACTGTAAGCAACATATTTTAATCTTAATTGTGTAAAGTAATCTTCTTTTCTAAATCTAGATTCATCGACTATAACATTGTCAAAGGTCAAACCTTTTACCGTATGCATGTTTGCATATTGAACTCTTACGTCTTCCTCTAAATTAAAACCTTTTTGTAATATTTTTTTAATATATAATAATCTTTTTTGATAATCTTCTTTCTTACCTCTTTGTACTCTTATTAAACAAAAATCTCTCTCTTGTCCTGCAGTGTCTTTTAAATACTTTTTATTTATTAAATAATCTATCGTGTATTCTCTATCCACCCAATCTTCAAAAGTCTCTTCACCCTTGCCTTTCACAATAACTTTACTACCCATATATTTCCAAAAATCTTTTATTTGTTTAAGTGGCATAGGTGTGCCTTTACAAAAATCTGGCCACAGTTTATGACATCTTAATTCTTTTTTTGGTACATGAGCCGTGTTTCCTACATGTGCAAACTCTATACCATTCTCTCTAAAAAATTTTTTAATCCATGAGTCAGATGGCGTTTGCCTATAAGTAAATAAAAAAGTTTCATTAGTGTTTCTTATTTTATCTAATAAAATTTCCATTGCACTAGACATATTTTCTAAATTAGGTAAACGATAATGATTGCCAACAAAATCTGTAGGTCTCCAGGTCCTCTCATATCCATAATGATTCCATATTGGTCTAATAATTCTTTTACACAAAGCATTAATAGTTTTCCCACATCTATGACCTTGTTCCAACTGCTCGGCATTTCTTGATAATCTATGATAATAATCAGCATCTGCTCCTGCAAATTCAAATATAGTTTGATCTGCATCACCAACTAAATAATATTCTTTTGTTTTAGTTGCCATTTTTTCTAGTGCCTTTCTTTGTGGCACATTACTATCTTGTGCTTCATCAACTATTAAAGCGTCTATATCTGGTTCTACAGCCTTATCTATAAAGTCTCTTATCATATCATCATAATCACAGACATGATTATCTTTTTTATATTTTGAATAGTGAGGTAACATTTCTTCAATTGAATTTAGACTATAGGGTTTGTATGAATTTTTATCACATCCTTTCCAATATTCTTTCAAAGACATACCTGCACCAAACGCATCCGATAAATATTTGTAAAACATGTGTTTATCATTATCAAAATCAGATTCTTTAACTTGTTGAAGTTTAAACAAAGATTCTATCATGCATATATTTTTGTGATCTTGAAAACTAAATTTTTCTTTTCGACCTACTAATTTATTTTTACAATATCGATGTATTGTACAGATTCTGTATTTAAAAGTTTTCTTAGTTAATCCTTTTTCTTTTACTTCTGGTAATTTTAATATCTCATCTCTTATCTCATCGGCCGCAACGTTAGTATGAGATAGTATTATTATTTTTTCATAAGAATATTTTTTTAATAATTCTACATATTTCTGAGTTATGAATGTAGAAGTTTTACCTGTTCCTGGTGGTCCAGATATAAATTTAGGCTCTATCATCTGCTATCTCCTCGTAATTACCTTCTATAATTAAATCCTC